GAAGTTTTGCGGGAGAGCCAGCGCTTAAGTTTGAGCCTCAAAGTTGGAGGAGTGATTTTAAGTTCCCCGATAGTAGTGTGGCTTCAAATACATTGTTTGTCCAAAAAGCCGTTAAGGAGATAGATTTGATTTTTGATGGTCACAGAGTGAAAGGGTTTGGAGTAGTATCAGGACGACATATTTTGGTTCCAAAGCATTTTGTTGCCAGAAATAAAGGAGTGATTGTTATTTATCATGACAGAGATAAAAATCACATTTTAGTAGATAATGAAAATTTTGTAATGGAATGGGGTTTAGATTCTGATGACATTGCCATTTTGGCTTTGTCTAAATCTTTTCCTAGTCCTTTTCCAAATTTGAGTAAATTTTTTGAGAAGAGATATGAAGCAGGGCTTAACTGCGTAGTTAACGCCTATGGAATTAAATATATAAATGAAAATATGGAAAGATTGAATAGGGAGTACACTTATGTGCACAAAGTTAATGAAAATACGTTTGTCAATAAGATTGGTCCAAAGGATTTTACTTATGACGTTCAAGGTATGGGATTATGTGGTTCCGTTGTTTTTAATGTTGCCGGAGGCGTATTAGGTATGCATGTTGCAGGTGACCCCACCGCGAATACGGGAGTTGCCATTAAGTGGTGCGATATAGTAAGACAGCAAATCAAGACCATATTGGAGAGCGATAAAAATTTATTGCCATGGTCTATTTCTGACAAGAAAATGTCGGATGCTAGTGTAGTTAAATTAGATAGGAAAATGTATGGATCAGTGCCAACTGCAACAAATTTTGGTCCGTCACCGTTGTATGGCATTTATCCTGTCACTCGAGAACCTGCCCAGTTGCAAGTTTTTGGTCGATGTACCGTTAAAGATATAGCCAAGAAGTCTTTTACTCCGGTAGCTTACGTTCCAGAGGATGAGATAGAGTTTGGTAGATTAGTCGTTCGAAGCATTCTTAGCCCTTTTGATGTTATTACAGAGAAAGAAATAGTTAAAGGAAATGAATTGCTTGCTGGTTTAAACAAGAAATCGTCAAATGGTTTTGATTGTGATAAGAACAAAGAAACTTATGTTGATTTTGAGTTAGGTGAATTAACACCTCGTTGTCGGCAGGAGATTGAAGAAATAGAACAATCTATTCGTGATGGAGAACCCAAATGGGATTCTTTTGTGTGGGTAGAATCTTTGAAAGATGAGTTGCGAAATGAAGAAAAGAATGGTGTTCCTCGTAGTTTTAGAGTTGGGACTATTCATCAACAAATTTTAATGAAGAAATATTTTGGTGAGTTGGTAGCTCATATTATTTCAACTAGAGATTTTAATCAAATTATGGTGGGCATGAATCCTTTTCAAGAGTGGCCCGATATGTACGATAAATTAAAGAAAGCGATTGGCGTTTTTGCAGGAGATGTGCAAAATTGGGATGGAAATATGGTTAGTCAAGTGCAGAGAGCGGCCACAGATGAAATTGTCGGAATGTTTAAAG